GGATTGTGGTAAATATTTACCATTGACACATATTGAACATGGCGCAATGAATCAGATGTATAATAACTATATTGATTATCAATTAAAAAACGGAAAAAATAATTAAATGAAAAACAAAGAAACATTACACACAATAGGATTCATACTTTTTATACTTTTTTTAATTTCAGCATGCGTTTGGTGGGAATTATTTAAGTTTCATGATTGCGTTAATGTCGGGCATTCATTGGCATATTGTATTTTTGCTGGTAGATGAAATGGGATATAAATGACATCAGCTCTATACTGGATAGCAGCCGCCTTGTGGATAATAGCGGAAAAATATACTGATAATAAATTGTTTTATGTTACGGCAATTATGATGATGATTTTATCGATGATAAATAACAATTCATCCAAATAAAAAGGTAAATTAAATGAAATTCGAAGAAGCTATATCAGAGATGCGAAAAGGTAAAAAAATTAGATGCTTAAAATGGCCTAAAAATTATTTCATCTATATAAAACAAGATGACATATTAGATAATTATAACAGTAAAAGTCCATTATTGAGAGCTAATTCATTTTTTGAAGAATGGGAAATATACGAAGAAGATATAGAGCAAAAAAATATCTCTGATTCAATAGATGTATTAGAGCAGATAATAGCTATAAATAACTTGATTGTTGAGAGTAGCAATAAGTTGATTTTATTATTGAGAAATTTGCAAGCGGAGAAGGAAAGTTAAACGTTGCTAGTAATGATAATTACTGGAAATAACTTTTATCCGAGCTACTCTATTCGTATTTTATGGTAGTTTTTTTATCTAGGATTTTGCGAACTCCCTCAGATTTAAACTGAGGGCTTCACATTGCGTGTTAAGCGGGATAGAGAGAAATTCTTTTAAAAATATTGCCGGAATCAATGAGTGAAATATATCAACATTTAACTTATTTATCAAATATAATTTGAATTATAACTTTCTTAGTTTCATATAAGGATCACATGCAAAATTTAAATGAAATAGTTTTTTTTATAAGAAAATTTTCAACAACACAACAAAGAGATGCAGAAATAGCTTTATTATTAATTAAAGGTGATAAATATTCATCATTAGCAGAAAAATATAAATGCAGTAAAACAACTATAAAGAATGCTTATATTAGATCTTGTCGAAACATGTATAGATCAATACAGCGTAGTCAAATTTTTACTCAAGATGAATTAGATGAGCTACACAATACAGGCTTTAAATGCAAAAATGGGATTTTAATAACTGAAAAATATATTGAATATTTAAGTTTAAATAAAAATTTAAAAATACAAAATAATAAATGGATTGAGTCATCAGATGAAATAAAATCATTTCATAATATTATTGAAAATAAAATCAATACATTAATTAATGTATTTGAAAAGAAAAAAGAAATACAAATAAAAAAATCAAATGATGAATTCGAAACAATAAAAAGAATTTTATCTAAATTACTTATTGATATAAAAAAATAAATGAAAATCTACCCTAAATACAAGTCAAAGGAACTATTTATAAATGGATATCAATACAATGATTTCTAGAAGAGATGAATTAGCTCAAATGTCTCGAGATTTAGCATTTGAATGTCTAGCTTTTGGATTTCATCAGTTAAATGAAAATGATAAAAGATATATATTATTTATAGAATTGTGGAGATCAATAGGAACTGCAGAATCAAATCAAACTGAACTTATTTCCATTTATACTGACGGCTTAATTAAATGAAAATATACCCTAAATACAAGTCATGGTGTTCTCTTAGAAGATGCATTTTAGAAAAACAATGTATTAAAAAAGGTATTTATTTTACAAAAATTCAAAAAATATTTTGTAAGCAATTAATCAATAATTACATGGAATTTGATTTTTTATCCTTTAAATATGATTTACCGAAAAGGTTTTCTACACTGTTGTGGAAAACTTTTTAATACCAATTGATACCAATTTGGTAATTACATGATAAAATGTGTACATGACCCTTTCTCACAGATGGCACAAAGGGAATTTGCGATACTATCAAATCTATCTTCAAAAGGACTTGCTAAATTTCTGGACATTAACTTGTGTCTGGGGAGGGATAAACTCGCGCCTAGGAAATTATAAGAATTACACATTTGAGAAATACGAAGACGCACTTCAAGAAATCGATAAACTCAAAGTGCGCCGTTATAAACGTGGTTATATTAAAGTCAACATAACATAAAATGTTATTGTACTCTTAACATATAACCAGAGAGTAAAATTGTACCTGTTGAGTAATCAGTAGTACCACCGCTGTACTGTGCATAAAGTCCTGTTGACGCACCATTGGTTGTTGCTCCGTAACCCCATGTTGCAGGTGCAGGTAAACCAGTATCACCCCAACGAGAATTTACAAGCGTTTGTAAAGATGCTGCTGGAATAACTGAGAAAGCAGTCGCACCGTCTGTGATAGATAATAATCGATCACCACCACCACCGCTGAAATTTACGCTTGGAGTCGTAGCACCATCATGGTACAACGCAATAATTCGGTATTGTTTTGTAACAGTACCATTTCCAGGATAAAGTGTTACTTTACCAGCCAATGCTAATGCAGCCGCTGTTACTGATACTTGAAATGAAACAATATTTGCGTTTGTATCAGGCGATGTAAACGAAGTGTAAAGTACTTTATTAGCTGGTACGCCTGAATCTTTAATCTGTCCCGTTGTGCCGTTGAATGATGCCACATTACCATTTACTACAGGTAATAATACGTTTCCTTGGTTAACCCATGGGACTAATGTATTAATACCACCTGATGTTGTAACAGAAAAAATACCAAATGCTTGTGAAGCTGTGCCGTACGAATAAACAGCTTTTACGATATCAGATGAAGACAAACCACCTGCTGCTGTTGAATTACTTAAATAACCAGCAGTTGTAATCGTTGCTAAGTTATCCGAAGTAATCATTGAAACATTTCCTAAATATCCTATCGATGAATCAACTTCACCAATCGCAATCCTTTGAACTAATAACATGTGTATCTCCTCATTAAATAAGAAAAAAATTAACCATCAACAGGTACAGGTAAATATCCAGCGTCTATTAATGACTGATTGTTAGAAAATATTTCTATTGTAACATTGTTCATATCATTTTCTATTTCTTTGACGCCTAACCCGCCATTTCCTACACAATCATCAAATATAAAAAACCAAATAGGTTGAGTAGTATGCTGATAAATAAAAGTTAACGTACAACCCTCTGGAACTTGCGCCAAAGAGTCGTACAAATCTAACTTAGCTTGAGCATCTACTTGTGTTGTAAATAGTGCTATGTGCATTAAATAAATGTTCCTGTTAGTGAATATCCAGATCCGCCTGTTTGCCCAGATGGAGAAGAACCGGTGCTACCTATGCTTTCTGTGACTTGTCCATTAAATAGATTCAAAACTGTAATTCTTCCACCGGAACCACCAGTTCCACCTGCACCCGGATTTCCTGCTGTAACAACTGCACCAGCGAGCCCACCAATTGCACCATTACCGCCCGTTCCACCGGAAGTATTAAACGCATTAGAAACATAACCTGTATTTGTCACATTAGCGTATGCGCAATAAATCCATCCGCCAGAACCGCCGCCGCCACCACCGCCACCGCCGCAACCAAATCCGCCTAAGCTTTGAGCCGCTTGATCACCATTACCACCATTTCCACCTTGTGCGGATATGATTCCCGCAGCGGTGCTTGCTCCAACTAATATTTTGTAAGACGACAAAAATAATATATTACCGCCGTTACCGCCTGCACCACCACCGCCACCACTTTGAGTGCCATTTGGCCCGTCTGAGCATCCACTACCGCCTCCACCGCCAACACCGGCACCACCGCCTTGTATTTGTTGAATAGTTGTTGCAGTTGCAAATTTACCGAGAAATGTATCAAACCTATTGATTGATAAAGAGGCAGTAACTGTCGAGGTATTTGTTGACGTTCCGCCCGTAAATGACCCGCCACCTGTACCGGGATTTCCGCCAGATCCGCCAATGGCACCGATTAATCCATTCGCTAACGCGGTAGAACCGGTTTGCGATTTGCTAGTTCCATTTCCTCCACTTCCCGCTGCGCCACCGCCGACGTTTCCAATCGTGCCAAAGTTAACGCCAATTGTGCCAATCACTCCGTTCGCGCTTGCTGTGCCGCCGATAGTCCCACTTGCATTACCACCGTTTCCGCCTTTTGCGGTGATTGCATTTGCAGGTGCGTTAGTTAAATCTAAAGTTCCCGCGATAAACAATCTGAAACCATTAGTAACAATTTGACCGGTTCCACTGATTGTTACGTTATTGTAAAACGTGTCTCGCGTCAGTGTTGTTGTAGTGTTAGTAAGAGTTAGATTTCCATCGGTTCCACCACCAAAATAGAATGCGTTTGATGTCACAGGCACAAAATAAGACTTTGCTTGAGAAAATGTAGTCTTTGATTCAATCCATTGTGGAGAAGATGTGGAATTAGCAGTAAAAAGAATATCCGCATCAACTGGAGAAGATAACGCTGTATTTTGGTATAGTCGAATATCTGGCATACTTAAATTTCCTTATTTTTAAGGTATTCCATAAAAGTTTTTCATATTGGCGTTTAACGCTTGAAACTGTGTTGTTGATAACGTCGAATTGTATGTTATCACTTCTGATATATATCCTGAAAATTGTCCGGAAGTTGGCGTTATTCTTCCGAGACTTACACCATTTAACGCTGTTGTATTTGCTGCCGTTGTTGAGGAATCAAAAATACCATTCACGTATATGCTGCCGGTCGTTCCACTCGATGAATTAAAACCAGAGATTAAATAAAAAGTATTTGCCGACAAAACAGTTGTACCCGTTATCGCACCAATTAACGGATTTTCAGCAGAACCAGAATTTGCATATCTCAGCGTATATCTAGTGGTATTGTTAGAATCACTAACTGTGTAATTTCCCAACGTTGATGTGTTTATTTCTGATGCGTAAAAACTCGTAAACGGTAAATTTAAAGTACCCTGTGTTAATGCAGTAATAGTTAAAAATGTTACGGTTGGCGATAACACAAAAAGAGGGCCTGGCGTTAAAACCGTTCCGGATGATGTAAGCTGAGGCTGAGCTGCTAATGTTGCTTGCGTCACATCATTCGTATGACCGCTTTGATCGTACCAAGTTTGTATAAAGCAATTTGTAGTACTTCCCCATGTTCCAAGTGTTCCGCCTGCGCTAACCGGTGAAGAATTACTTATTTTACCGTTTGTGTCGAATGACAAATCAGTTGTAGCGTTATCACTCGCACGGCGTATCGTCATGATACGAGTTGACCATGATTTGCTTAATTGTCTGATCGAATAGGCCATGGCACAACTTGACACCATGTCGAGAGGATATTGATAGTTTTGCGCTGCGTAATATCCTATGCTCATGCTGTTAAGTCTCCGATGAGAGACCAGACGTTAGAACCTAAGTAAGTCAATGTCGCGCCTGAATATTGAGCTGAAAGTTTTAAATTTGATGCTTTGCTTTGAATCGTGACGCCGGCTCCTGCTGAAAATACGACTTGTCCCGTGTTTTGCTGAAAGAATTGTATTTGCGTTCCTAATAACCACGCAACACTTGAACTTGGCGGAACAGTGATTGTTTGTGTTGATGCGTTACTGCAATTTTGAAACGTCCCTGCATCGCTAAATGCTAGCGTTTTAGATGTAGTATTAAAAAATACTGTAGAAACTGGAGATACGGTATTAATGGAATTAAATATTGCGTTCGTATCGGTAATAAGATTACCTTTCACAAATTCAGGAACAAGAACTGTCGACGATTGAGCAACAAGTTTAATTGAGTCATATTGATCTGTTGATGACAGTGAACCAGTAGTTGTCGTTGTCGATAAATTAGCGTTTAACTTAATGCTAACACCTGTACCATATACAATCTTCCAACCGCCTGTACCTTGTCCGATTATTTCAAATACATCGCCTTGTGCGATTGTTGCTGGCAGAGTAAACGTTACTAATGAACCACTGTTAGCGAAATATCGAAACCACTTAACCATAGTTTGTGATGTCGTTGCAGCGGTTGTACTAGTTAAAGCAAAGTTTTGAGGCTGACCTCCGGTATCAGGAATTACAACAGTTTGACCGTTTGTTGTTTGCGTTCCTGTATCAATCGCAACATAATTTGCTGCTGTCCCGAGGTACAAAAATCCGAACGGATTCGCTATAGAACCTAATGCGCATCCTCCCGATGTACTTGCATTTACTAGATTAGATACAGATGAATTACCAATAACGACAATGTTATTGCCCAAACCTGTTACGCCTTGGCCAATAACAATTTGATTCGTTGCATTTGATGCAGAAACGTCAGCTCCGTCACCAATTACGATATTATTAGTTCCTGTTCCTAATGTTGGAGCAACGCTACTACCGATAGTGACGTTATTATGAGCCGAAGATGCATTCCAACCTGCGTGATAACCGATCATAACATTGTTAGCCAGGGTTTGTCCGATTCCACCGCTACCGGCAAACACACCAACAAAAACATTTTGACCTGTACCACTTGTCAACTGAACACCAGCACCCCAACCTAACGCCGTGTTGTTATTGGATGTCGTTAATAATTGCAAAGCTTGATAACCGATTGCCGTATTTCCTGCTGATGTGGAAGTTGTCGCCAATGATTGATAACCAACCGCAACATGGCCGTCATTTGCCGAACCAGATGTTGTGTAAAGTTTACCAGATTGATAACCGATAAATGTTGAATTTCCCGCATTTGCTGGAGCAGAAGCAACAGTTGCACCCGCTTCTTCGCCAATCGCTGTAATATTATTTGTGCTTCCAGAATTTAGATTCGCGCCCGCATTCTTACCGTACACAGTTGCAGTTGAACCAAGCACAGCATTGCCTTGTAAGCTTCCTGAACCGGAATTATTCGTCAAATACGCGGCGTTATGTGTTCCAGAAAATGCAGAAAGATAATTATCAATTCCATGAAAATTCCCAGTAACGCTTGTATCTGTTGCTGTGTAATTTGTCGGAGAATATCCAGCAAGGACACCTTCGCCTTGTGTAACTTTTGTGATGGTAGGCGTACCTGTTATCGTAGGGTTAATGTATGACGCACTATCAATCGTGACTGACAATGAACCTGTACCGCCTTGATCTAATGTCATACTGCTACAAGGAGATGTATATATTTTAACAGTTTGTGTTCCGATAGGATCAGCGCCTAATGTACAGCTAGCCAACCATTCATTGTTAGAAATAAAAGAAGAATATGAACCACTGGTAATAGGCGTAACTGTAAACGCGCTGCCAAAATAATTTCCATTGACAATATTTGAATTGCTCACAGAATTTACAAGAAGATCAACAGAAAAATAACAACCACTGACAGTAAGATTAACAGGAACAGTACTAGAGCCTGTTACGGCCGATGCTCCGTAAATAGAACATTTATCCACGATAAAAGTAACATTAGCGCCCGTCATCGAGCTAAAGTTTGTCACAAGCTCTGTTATTGAATCAAATTTCATACCATATAAATAAGATGTTGCAGTTTTACCCGTCCATGATGAATCAGCAGAAATCGTGGCATTTGTCACATTCATGATGACAGAATTAGGTGTTAATGCAGTGTCGTAAATATTAGGATAAATCGGAAAAGTTGATTCTGTATAAGAGCCTGCTTCATATAAAATTACATATGGATTTGTTAAAGTCGCAGAGCTTCCTATGTACGTTAAAGCACGCGATCTTGTCGCAAATGGGTCTGTAGGTGTTCCGAGTCCATTAGTATCATCGCCATTTGTTGCAACAAATACAGTGTTTGTTACAGGCATTTTCAAAGCATAGGAAGGACTTAACTTAGTGACAGAAACGCCGCTACCACTTATCGTAGGAGTTCTATAGGAATTATTATCCATCGAAACTTCAATTGTGCTTTTATTTTCTTGCGTCAGTGTATAACTTGTAGCAGGCGATTGTCTAAATGCGATACTTGTATCAGCACCACTTTGTGTATGAACAGTTACATCACCCAATGAAATATTATTACTCACAATACCAGCATGTAGTCCAGTTGAGCTGAATGCTGATTCAAAATCTAATCCATTAAAATTATTGTTATCTGAAAGATTTAAACTATGAATCGCCGTTAACGTCAAAAGATTACTAAATGTGTTCCCTTGAGCATTAAAATTGACTGTATTTCCAAGTCCGTTGATTGCACTTGCCACTGGAAAAGTATTGTTATTGATGTATAAATTTGCTGTCGTCAATGAAAACGAAGTGAAATTCAAGTTTAACTGTGTCAGTGAGTCAAATGTAATCCCTTGTAAAATATAGTTTCCAGTCACCCCATCCCAACTTGTATCTTGAGTAACAGCACCTGTCGTAATCGTGTAAAATACAGATCCAGACATTAATGCCATGTCAAAAATATTTGGGTATATATGGAATGTTAAAGAAGAATAAGACCCTGCATCGTATAAAATAACATAAGGATTACTTGTTGTTGCAGAACTGCCAATATAAGTCAATGCTTTAGCACGCGTAGCAAATGGAGAGGCAAGAGAACCATTTCCCGTTGTATCATTACCTTTTGGCGATATAAAAACCGTATTAACCGTTACCCCACCCGTTACTTTTGATGAGATATAAGACGCTAATTGAGACATAGTTGTTTTAGTCTCAATCCATTGTGGACTAGATTGAGAATTAGCCGAGAAAATTATATCAGCGTCCACTGGAGAGGATAAAGAAGCATTCTGGTATAAGCGAATATCAGGCATGTTTTTTCATCCTTTACAATAAAGTACCAGTGAAGTATAAGTTTGTCGGGTCATTTGCTAAGTTAAGACCAGCTACAACCCCGGTTTGAACACCGTAAATTTGGATGTAGTCAGTTGTTCCATTCATTGAAACAATAGTTGTTAAAGGTGGGATGTTTTGCAATGTTCCAGTCGGAATTGCATAACTTAATGTGCTGGCTATGTTTACCCCGTTTTTACGCATAAAAAACTGAACTGTTGTATTGGTTGATGGCGCAGCCCAAGCGCCTTGGAATGTAAAAAGATATTGTCCGAAAACTAATGGCGTATATGTTGAGGTTGTTGTATTAAAATAATTTCCATTATCGAAATTTTTAGCCTGAAGATTAATAAGCGTAATACTGTTATTTGCCATTAATTGCTGTGATGACTGCCAGACATTAAAATTAATATTTGAAAAAGTCACTGGTGCCCAAGTTGGTACGCCACCTTGCGAACTCAAAAAATAATTATTTGAGCCAATCCCAAATCTAACCCAATTTGTACCGTTGAAATACATGATATCGCCCGTCTGAGGTAATGCAGGCGCAATGTTATTAAATGCAGTTGTTCTATTCGCAACATCACTTAAATTATTCCCGGCTATTAGAAACTGTGAGCTTGATCCGCCATCCTGGATAGTTCCAGTTGTGTCAGCAGCAATTAAGAAATGACCTGGTGTGAATGTTCCTGCCACACTTGCCAAATTAGCTTTTGTATTATCTGTCACACCTTTTACAGCTGCATTTCCTAACCCTAAATTAGATCTTGAAGTAGAAACGCTGCTAACATCCGATAAGTTATTCGTTTTAATCAATGTCGTTGTAATATCGACACCATTAATAGTACCCACGCCTGTTAAATTTTGGTTTGTATCAACAGAGATACCAGATGATTTAACTTGATTACCTGTCACACCAACAGGTAGTTGTGTGTTTGTTAATGTAGAAACAGATGTAACAACATTGTTGTTAGTTAAAACCTGCGTAATAGAAGTGTTTTTTTCTAAATTACTATTTTGGCTATCTGCAATAATAAATAAATCACCACCCACAGGCGTTGATTTATTCGTTAAATTCGGTATAAATGGATTTGACATGTCCTTGTCCTTTAATTATGGGTTTTCAGATTCCACATATCTATAACCTTGATAATTTACGTAGTTATTCCCTTGATAATCCACTAGGTTATAAATTTCATTTACACAGTGAACCGCCAAGAAACCACCGACTTGCAATGCTAATACGCCACTTGTAACGGCTATCCCTAATAAACAATCTGTCGGAGGCAAAGGATTACCTTGGAAATCTTCATAATTTTGAACATAAAGACTTCTACGTAATGGCGATCTTATCAATCCAAAATCATTGGGTTGAAAGGGCATATAATTTCACTCCGACGTAGCACGCAAGATCAGGTGTTAATACGCTAATTGTGTCCCCTGCATTAACTTCCCAAGCGATAGGATTTAATTCAGAGCTAGCCGTTCCGGCGGTTACTGTATAAGAAGAGGCAGTTGTATTAGCTGCTGCAAATACTCTGAGTCCTGGATCAACAGAAAATATCGCTATCCATCTTTTATAAGTTGATGGAACAGTCACGAGAGTTTGAGCGACGTTCTGAGCGAGATTTACGCCATAAATATTATTCGCAGGCTTAAGACCGAACCCGTTGTATCCGTTGATATCACGGGTCATAAGAAACTTTGTTGGTTGCGCCATCCTTAGCACTCCTAGAAGTTAAAATCAAATTTTGATGACGCATTCCTTGCGTCAGTTTTAAAGCTTAATCATTACGTTCATGTACGTTGTCGGTTGAACAATGTTAAATGGTGCATCTCCACCTGTGTTTGGCATATTAAAGGTAGTATGACTTATATCAGTTAATGTAGAAGCGCCCCAAGGTACAGCAAAATTTGTGCTCGCTTCAGCACCTGATGCGATGGTTCCTGATCCATTATGGTTATGAGACACTAATTCGCTAATTAATTGTGAATGCGCTCTCTCACCATCAAATTGACCTAATACCGTGCTTGACATTGTCACATTAATAAATAACGTACCACTTCCTGCGGTTGTTAATGTGATAACACCTGGTGATGTTGAAGCGTAAACAGGGCCACCAGCTGTTGAAGCATCTATAGCATGCGCGCGTGTATCATAAATATAAAACTTATTAGCAGCATTTTGATACAAATAATAAGTTGTCGATGGAGATAATCCAGTAGGTAAAGTTCCAGCTCCTTGAACACTAAAAGTAACAGCTGTACCAGTTAAGAAATTATTAGTAGGTGTGGTATTTAATGCGATATAACCTGGGTCTTTTGTGGGGTCTGTACCTGTAGTTGCAGTCGCAGTAAATGTATCAAAATATTCAGCCGCACCCACACCCGCTAATACACGTCCTAATGATCGAGTTAAGCTTAATTGATGGTTAGCATCCCAATCTTCTTTTGCGCTTGCACCAAACGATGTAACAATATTACCGCTAGAATCATACATCGGCGTGTAATACAAATTATGTACGTTAGTCCATAACAATGAATACAAATTGAAATTAGAAAATCCTTGATGATCTGCATTCGATGAAGGATTACCAATGGTTCCATCATCCATCATTAACCAGCCTGGATCAGCGGCATTTTTAATTGTCATCTTCACATCGCCGGTACTGAATGGCGGATATAATGCCCAGAAATTGGTTTGCGCTTGAGCGGAATCATTACTAATTATTTGCGTACCTGAAATACCATTTCCTAACTCTAGCCTTATAGAGCCTATTTGAATATCGCATGTAACTCCCAAAGGCATATCGATATTTAAAATAAAGGCATCGTTATTATTTGTTCCTCTATTTTTCCCTGAGGTTGGATCAATAGTTGCTGTCCCGGTAAACTTAGTCCAAGTCGTCGGTACATTTGTTATTGTTAAAATAGGTTTTGTGTTATCTGTTGCGGGCAATCCACCTGTACCAAAATACTGCGTATAGGAAATTCCCATCGTTCCAGAGAATGCAGTGACGGTATTACTTCTTAACCATATTTCTACAGAAACAGTTTGGTTTTGTAGTGTCTCAACCGATTTAAAATATTGTTGAAACCTATTGTATGTAGACTGTCCGCTGCCTGTCGTATTGCATTTATATTCTAAACAATACGGTGAATTGGTCGGTACTGAATTATCACCCGCTGTGTATTTGAATTGAAAAATATCAGTATTTTGTGTCGGGTCTTGTTGTTGATAAGTCCAATCATCAACTACAAAGTCATATTGACTGTTAGAACCTGTTTTGATGTTTGTGTATAAATTTGTATTCGACCAGGACGAAAAACAGCTATTTCTAACATAATTATACGCATAGTTGCTCACGGTAGGCGTACTCGACACGAAATTAGGCCATGCCTGACGTGTTTCTTGTGTGTTTCCTTGAGCGTCTTTAATTACAAGATAATAATTTTCTACAACGCCATCCCCATCATATGGGAACCAATATGGGATAATATCGTTACCGACACCGTCAGTACATGTACCTACGGATGATAAAGGAATTGGGTTAGGCAATGCTGCATAATCATATGATCCGACACCGCCTATTAAAGTCCATGCTGGCTTCAATGTCGATCTATCATTATCTGAATAACAATAGACAAAACCACCCGCTAAAGGCGCGCCTGTGTTCTTATCCACGAAATAGACTTGCGGGCTAGGCGCAAGCACAAATTGACTACTGAGTGCCATATATCATCCTTGATTATACAGACCTTGAATTCCAACCTGAGCGGCTGGAATAACATTTTTATTTATTTTCCTTTGTTTTAACATACTTTGCACTAATTTTTCTCTGACTTCAGGAGAAGTCAAAAAGTTAGTAATAGGACGTGAAGCAAGTCCTGGTGCAAACATACCAGTTAGAAGTCCTTTTGCGGCTCCTAGTTTAGAACCAGCAAGTGCGCTTAATGCAGTTGGTAAAATATCTAAATTTTGTTGCCCTGTCATTGGATTAAACATGTTTGCCAATGAACGTGAATTCATTGATGTTAATCGACTGTAATCTTTTAATGATTGACGCATTGACTGATCAGGCACTAATACTTCAAATTGTTTTTTACCCAAATTATTAATTAATGTTTTTAATTTATTTGGATTTAAACTGCCTTCATTATCAAATGCACGTGAAAAATACGCATAAGGAAGTGATTTGCTAGACTCGCCTAATGTATCGGATAATTTTTGTAATAAATTTGAACGATCAGACGTTTTGCTGGTTTTTAAAAAAGTCGATAAAAGTGTATCAGGGTCTTTTTTACCTGTTAAAAATGGATAAATCGCTTTATCTAAAAATTGAGAATAATTTTCTTTATAGTTTTTTTCTGCTTCTTCATATGCATTTTTTAATTCTTTATTTCCAGACTCATCAATTGTATTTTTAATATCGCCTTTTAAACTCGATGCTAAATCTTGAAATACGCTAGACATTCTTCTATCTGCAATATTAGGGGAATGCTTATACATATTGGCATATTCGTTTAATTTGCCTTTTAAGATATTAGCTTCTTTTAATGTTGGATATTTTATTTCTTTTTCATTAATTAATAGGTTTCCACTTGCATCTACTATTGAACCTTGTTTATTAGTTTCAACCACAGGATTTTTATAATTTTGCAATTTAGCAAATAATTGTTTTGATTCTGGCTCTGTTTTTAAAATATTTGTTTGATCAATTGCATCAGAATATTGCTGAGCTTTTTTAGCAAAAGTCGGTAATTCTAACTTTAAATTAGATTCCTCTGCTTTTCTATCAACATCCTTATAAAGTTCATTTTTTAATTTTTGATGTTGTGAATGATTTTCTTTTAAAGATTCTATTAAATCTTCATGCGCTGTTTCTGGATTAGCCTCACCCAACATGGATGAAAGTAAATTTTCACCTTTTTCTGTCACTTGTTGAGCCGCTTTTTGTTGTAATTGAGATGCATTTGAAAATGGCAATTTTGTAATGACATTCTCAAATTGTCTTTTTAGAAATGGATATCCAATAACATCACCCAATGGTGTATTTGTACCTTGAGACGCTCTTAAATTTTCCTGTAATTCTTCGGGTGATAAATTACCACGTAATAAATTAGAGGGTCTTAATGCATTAACACCTTTTATTGCGCCATGCGTTAAAGTATTTAATAATGCGCTTTCAATAGCTGATCCATATTTACCTTGAGGTAAGAAACCTAATAAATTTTGTTGATCAGGATTAGCGGTAGCTGCTCCATGTGTTGCACCAGCAATAGCTTGACCAATTAATCCAGCGCCTCCAGCTGCACCATAAGGTAGATAAGATCCGATACCTTTTTCTATCTCTCCAGCGATAGAACGATTTGGAGATCCAACTGAAGAAAATTCTTTTTCAATATCAACATCAGGCACACTAATTCCTGTTTTACGTTGAACATAATTAGCTAAATTTTGAGCGCCTGGAATTTTCATCATTTGTTCACCGATGAATTGACCACCTTTTCCAGCGCCGACTAATGCACCTTGTAATAAATCTCTTATTGTATCAACCGGAGTTCTATTAGAATTAAGTAATTTTCTAACATCTCCACGTGATTTAATTTCTGTATTTTCTGGTTCAATATCTTCAATACTAGGAACATATCCTTTTTTATTTTCCTCTGGAAGATCATCAAGATTAGGAGTGTAAGCCATTACTTATTCCCCTTTGTTAAGTTTAATTTAACTGCATCTTGAACCATTTTAGGCTGTTTTTTATACCAATCTTGAAATTCTTCTTTAGAATTAAATTGAGGTAATTTTAAATTATTAGAAAGACGTTGTGCTCCTTGTGAAAATTCACCTTCTGGTTTTACTTTATTAAAAACATCCGTTGGATTTGTTTCAGGTATGCTTGCTGTAACGCCTTGTCTTACTTTTTTAAACATTAAATTTCTATTTTTACCCACTTGATCTATAACAGCATTGAAATTTTGACCAACTTGAGTTGCGTCATTCCAAATTGAATCAGCTGGATTTGTTAAACGTCCAACAGTTTTATAAACATATTCAGGAACAACAGAAGTTCCAAATGCTTTTCTCATTGTGTCCATGTTATAAATAGATTGATTCATAGCAGTAAGGAAATTACGTGCATCTTGATCAATATTTGGGTCATCAGGATTAATAGCCATTTGTGCTTTTGCATAAGCAAGTTTTGCTTTCCCTGCTGGTCCTGCAAATTTTTTAATAGCATCGATATCAAAACCTTTTAAATCTTGATAAAGCATATCAAGATTTGCAGCTTGATTTTTTATAGCCACAGGAGCATTTTTACCGGTAACATTTTGATAATATTGTTGGGCTAATCCTGACATTTCAGGAACTTTCTGACCATTCTCAAGTTTTTCTTGTTCTGATAAATGTGCATTTATAATTTGATTGATTCTATTGTTATAACTTTGATCATCTTCATCAGGATTTTGTGGATTATCCAACATTTCTTGACGTTTGAATGCATTCATGTTTTGTTGTGCAGCGTTTTGATAACGTCCACCTTGACTATACATATTTGCCATTGCGTTTTTTTCAGCAATTTCAGCTTTTTCTCGATCTGATAAATTAGCATTTAAAATCTTTTGTTTTATAGCCTCAAGTGGCGTCATGGTATTTGTTCTATTAGCTTCTGCCAATGCATTTTGTGTTTGCGCACCATAGTAAGCCGGGTAAGATTGTTCAGTTGCTAATTTAGCTGATTCCATTTGAGGCGCATATTGTGCTGTGGCTTGTTTAATAGCAGCCTCAGCCATCGCTTGTTTTAGCGCGGTTTCTTTCTCTTTCGGAAAATAAGCAGCATTCGTTAGGCCAGTAAAACTATTCAAGGCATTTTTCAACAAGCCACCATAAGGAGACATTTGATCTGGCGTCAAAATCGGAAATTGCTGTACGGGTAAGATAGCCATATTTCACCTATAAAAATAAACCGGCAGCGCCGATAATATCGCCCAACATTTGACTTTGAGATGCATTCTTAGACGCTGCACCTGAGTATGCTAAATTTCCTTGATTCATCAACGCTTCAGAAATCATTTGAGCCAAATTGTTAGAAGCATTAAATCCTTGGGTATTGAATCCTTCTTCGCCTTCTAATCCACGGTTGTACATACCCATGGCATTTTTTAAATAATCCCCAAAGTCACGATTAGCCAATTGAGTGGCTAAATCACCTGCTTGTTGTTGATGCTGGGATGTGCCTAACATCCCACCTGCGGCAGCGGCATTATTAGCCGCATTAAGACCTTGGCTTTTTTCAAATTCAAAACCAGGGGAGGATTGATAACCTTTTCCGAGTTGAGCCAAGATAGAACCTGGATCATTGAGCATAGAAGCATAACGCTTCTTTAAATCGCCCATCGCATCCATGCCAGTATTGATATAAGGCTCAAGATATTTTTTAGATTCACCTGGGATTTGATTAAAATATTTGCTGGCTTCATCATAAGGATCATCACCACCGCCGAATAATCCAAATAATCCAGACGCGATACCACCGGCACCTGACATTTTGAGAAATTTGCTTATGTCATTACCAGAGGTTAAAAATGAAGGTAATCCGGATGAACCGGCGCCACCTGAGGCAGCTGCTCCTAAATTGTATGGCATATAAAATCATCCTTGATTTTAAGTCATATCATGACGTATTAACTTGTTTAAACACTGGCAATCCGGATCCATCCGATAATGCCACTCTCAATTCATTCAACACGTTGTCATAAATTAGTGTACCGAATTGACACGTGTTTGTCTGCGTCCCAGTAGGACTTGTTGTCTTATTATTTTGTATTACTGCTATATTGGATGATGATTGTGTGGGTGCCACTAATCCTTCCATACCAATGATTTTATTCAAGCATAAATGCAATAAATCTAAAAAACCTTGTGCGGTATCTGTCAAAGTTCCGTCACTGTTAACGAACTTTTGACCTCTAAAGTCCATATTCGGTAAACGATTTCGGCTAGTAGACATTCATTTCACCATCAGAACAGACAAAACGGTTTTTACAGTGATATAAAAACTTAACTGTTATCTCATTACCTGATCCGAGACCATTAAAATAAAAACGGTTTTTATAATTACCTAATACTTGCATATCCATTTCTGCGTAATTACTCCAGGTATATCCCCCGTCATATGAAACTGACAAATCGACACGTGGTATATAATCACTGATTCCTATCGATGTGTTTAATTGTGCTCCTGTGCCATCGCCAATAATCGTTGCGACTGCCCAAGAATAACCAACACCGCCATCGCTTAAACTAACTGACGTAATCACACCATTGGTAATCGTACATGTTGCCGATGCGCCATGTCCGTCTCCTTCAATTAATACGCTTGCAGTTGTATATCCAGTACCGCCAGACGAAATTGAAAGGCCACTGACCTTATTTCCAGTTCCATCATATCCAGAGTCTACCCCCTGCTCTAAAATGAAATACAGGTCATTAAATCGCTTCGTAACGCTATCAGGCGTTCGATAGGTTGTGCAGGTTCGACCACGTGGTATTTGTTTTATTCCATCCGTACCTTTTGGCTTATAGTTGTAAGTAGTAAAGTAAGAGCTAAATTCGTAAATATTACCGTCATTAATGCTAATGAAATAATACTTCCCATTAAATCTCACGACTTTTTTGGCAATGAAAAAATCACCGTTTTCATCACTTAAATCATAGAATTTACCGGTATTAAAATCATATGCCAATGTAGCGTTATCATTCGGATTGTAGAATGTTAGGACATAAAACATATGACCCGATTGAACAAATGTAAACCCATACGAGCTAGTAGGATCAGTGATTTTTTCAAAGAATGAATCAATACCATCTGTCGAAATTTTTTGAATATCTTGCCCCGTTGTATAGGCAATAAAAGGCCCTGCACGCTCGTTAGAGGCAAGCCAAACAACGGTATTATTAATTTCTGAAATCGTCGCAGGATTAACGCAACCAAAGTCTAAGTTAAATGTTGTATTGAGCTGGTAAGGAAATAAAGCTAATCCTAAGTCAGTCCATATTTGAGCGACTTCTGAACCCATGACAATAATCTGAGACTGACGACCCGGTAACCGTGTGATGGCGACGGGTAAATCTGGCTTTGTTTGGAATGCGCCTTGGTGTTGTGCGTCGTTTGGGAAAAATACCATCCCAGTAGTTGCGTCAATCGACGATAGGCGCCATTGACCAATTTTATTATCCCCAGACAATGAACTTGTAAATTCGAACCGCCCATCATGGAATTTAACGTAATTTGGTACGCAATCCATTGGATAAGAAATAAAATAAGCCGATGATGGAGAGATAGTTTGCGATACATTAACTGTTAAATGAGTTGAATCCGTTACTGCTGTAATGGTTGCGGATGTGCCATTCGAAAAATAAATTGTACCTCCGACCATATTACTATTAAATGCTGTATTAGTTCCTGTGACAGAAAATGTTGATTGCGTCGCTGTCCCTATATTTGAACCTTGTCCGGCAATATAAAATTTTTTAGAAACATAATTATAAATATAAATATTCGAACCATCACAAAACGCAATGTTACTCGATAAATCCTCATCAATTGAAACGTCACTCGCGTCTGTTTGAAGAGAACCAATTAAAATAGATTCTAATGTAGATGTGATTTCATAAACATATCTCGCGGAGACAGCAAACATGTAACCGCCTTTATTGCTTGAATAAAGACCGCGTCCGTTTTCATTTAAAGTAATTCGATATTGATAACCTGCGAAGTTAATCGAGAAGTTATCTGCGGTGAACATATTCAATGTACGCGCAGAGGATATCTTAGGCCATCTACCAAAAGTAGAAGAACCGGTAATATCCAGAGGAACGGCTTGCGATGTCTGTGCGCTACGTTGCATCATTAGTATGGCTGCCATCCATGAGAAAGGTTTACCATCCCCCAAATGCTTTGGCCTTTTCCAGCCAATCCACTGTATTTCGTAATCGTTAAATCCGGCGCACTTACATCGGTAAATATTTCTTG